CACAATGGTTCAGATTATCGACATCTGTTCGAAAAGAGGTGGATTCGAAGGTCCAGAACTTGAGGCAGTAGGCGGGCTAAGAAATAGAGTCGTAAGATTCTTAAACGCCGCTACACCTAAAGACGGTGAGACACCAGAAGGTCAAGTACCTGAGGTTGTCGAAGAACCTGCAGAAGATTCAGCAGAATAATTATGAGGGGAGCAATCCCCTCTTATTTTAAAATAATATTATGAATTCAAATGAAAAATCCAATTTATTACTAGCATTACAACAAGGAATAGTAACAGTTTCCTTTGAAAAGATTGACACAAAAGAAATCCGTGTAATGCCATGTACAATTAATCCTACAATATTACAAGATAATGGAGTTGCAATGACTTTAAATATGAGTGCTGAGTCTGACCACTTTGTTGCTTGGGCTTTGGATAAAAAAGCATGGAGAAGTTTTAGATTAGACACAGTTATATCATGGGAGAAACAATGAACGAATTTTTATGGGTTGAGAAATATCGACCAAAGACAATATCTGAATGTATACTCACATCAGATCTTTATAAAACATTTACACAAATTATAGAACAAGGTGAGATTCAAAATATGATGTTCACTGGTAGCGCTGGTACTGGTAAGACTACAGTAGCAAGAGCATTATGTAATGTATTGGATCTCGATTATATTATTATCAATGGTTCTGATGAGTCAGGCATTGATACACTACGAAACAAAATAAAACAATTTGCAAGCTCAGTTTCCTTATCGGGTGGATACAAGGTTGTGATTCTGGACGAGGCTGATTACCTGAATCCCCAATCCACCCAACCTGCTTTACGTGGATTTATTGAAGAATTCTCAGCAAACTGTAGATTTATATTAACATGTAATTTTAAGAATAGAATAATAGAACCATTACATTCAAGATGCAGTGTTATTGAGTTTGCTATTCCTAAGAAAGAAAGAGAAGCTCTTGCTAGTTCTTTTATGAATCGTATTATGAATATACTAAGAGAGGAAACAATTAATTATGATGAGCAAGTAATTGCTGAACTTATAATGAAATACTTTCCAGACTTTAGAAGAACAATCAATGAATTACAAAGATATTCAACCTTTGGTAAGATTGATAGCGGCATTCTTGTAAATGCTACTGATATTACTATTGATACACTTATGAGTTCTCTTAAAATGAAAGACTTTAAAAAGATGAGACAATGGGTTGCTGATAATATCGATATTGAACCTGCATCTATGTTTCGTAAGATGTATGATAATATGAACGAGCATGTTGAACCATCTAGTATTCCACAAATGGTTCTCATACTTGCAGATTATCAATATAAGAATAGCTTTGTTGCAGACCATGAACTCAATATGGTTGCATGTTGTACAGAAATTATGGCAGGAGTAAAATTCAAATGACAATAGAAGATGGATACCACATTTGGCCAATACATTATGGCGAATATGAAACAATGCATAGAGTAACTTTTGTAAAAAATGGCAGAGTTGTTTATGAAAGAATCTTTGAATCGTTAAAACAAGCAGAGGATTATATACAGAAAAATGAATCCATTTGAATATCTAAAAGCAATTAACGAGACCAAGAAAGATGTTATGGTAGATGATATTGCTGAAAAGGAATACAATCCATTTATCATAAATCGTGGTCTTTCATTCTTTCGTGATACTATTCTCTATGCCAATGAGATGAATCGTTTCCATCACTTAGACCATCGCCTTCAATTTGATTTTTTTATAAATATAATTAAGAAGAAAAAGAGATGGTCCAAATGGGTCAAACCACAGGAGGTGGCTAATCTCGAACTCATCAAAGAATATTATGGGTATAGCAATGAAAAGGCTAAATCCGCATTATCATTAATGAGCAATGAACAAATTGAAGAATTGAAGAACAGGATTTATAAAGGTGGAAAACGAAAATAAAGAAATCACAAATTGGCAACCAACTGAAATGTTGGAAGTCAGACTCAACGAACCAGACGACTTTTTAAAAATACGAGAGACTTTAACTCGTATCGGTGTCGCATCGCGTAAAGATCAAAAGCTGTATCAGTCATGTCATATACTACATAAACAAGGCAGATACTTTATTGTACATTTTAAAGAACTCTTTCTCTTAGATGGCAAACCAAGCAATCTATTAGAGAATGACATTCAGCGTAGGAACACCATTGCTACGCTACTCGCTGACTGGGGTTTAATTGAAATTGTAGATCCAAGTCGTGCACAGGACATTGCTCCATTGAGACAAATCAAAGTAATTCCATTCAAGGAAAAGTCTCAATGGGAACTCTGTCCAAAATATAATATAGGAAATACTCAAACTAAAGAGTAAACCTGTATAAATAAAAGTGGATCGCCAATGTAATGGGATCCAAATTAACCTTGCTAACTTAATAGGAGGAAAATAAAATGGTAGTAAGAAATAACTTGAACGTACCACGTTCGCTTTTTGTTGGATTTGACACTTTATTTGAGGATCTCGAAAGAATCCATTCAAGTGCTAGATCTAATAGTAATAATTATCCACCACATAACGTAGTAAAGATCGATGACGAAAAGTTTCTCATTGAGCTTGCGGTGGCAGGATTTACAAGAGATAATATTGATATCGAATTAAAAGATGGTATTCTTAAAGTCTCTGGTGAAGTAGAAAAAGATGAGCGTGAATACGCATACAAAGGCATTTCATCTCGCAAATTTGAGAAAAGCTTCCGACTCTCAGAATTTGTCGTAATAGATGGTGCGGATCTTGTGGATGGAATACTTGTGGTTTATGCCAGAGTTGAACTTCCTGAAGAAAAGCGTCCTAGGAAGATCGATATAGGGTCTGCTGGGGCATCAAAGAAAAAATCTTTTTTGAAAGGCTAGTATCAGCGAACACCCAGTAGATAAGTAATAAACTTTTTT